TGGAATTACCAAACACATAGCAAAAAAAAAGGAAGATTTTTTACATCTTCCTTTATGTCTATCCCCAAGACCCGTTTTTAATAATGGCAGTCATCAAAGAACATCAGGGTCTTCAGGGGTAGTATCTTGGTAATTTGTCGGTAGTATTACACGGACTTCTATTTTGTCTAAACCAGTATGGTTCAGTTCTATAGATTGCTTGACCTTATATTCGGGGTGCCTGTGTTTTAAGAAAAACTGAAGTAAGTTTGGGTTTTCTGCTAAAGATTGTTTTAATATTTCTTCTGCCTGTTCTAATTCAATTTGGAAATATTCTTCAATCTTGGTCTTAAACTCTTCGTCATACTTCTTCCACCTGTAGTAAGAAACATCACTACAACCGCATAGTTTGGTTGCCTGTTTTACCGATTTACCTTCGGCTAGTTTATTGATAATACAATTCTGCTTTTGGATAGTTGAATGTCTGTTCTTGGCTTCCCTTGAATAGACATAATTACCCTGTCTGCTTTTTGGTTTATCATTTTGATTTGGCTGTTCCATACATATCAATTCTTTCTTGTTGGGTAGATGGTCTTACCCCTAATTTTGTAAAAATGAACTCGTCTATTAAACGCAATTCACTATTTGCTATATTACCCCAACCACGACTGGCGAGCCTACTTTCTACCTTCTGTAATGGACTTTGCTTACACGAACACATTTCCTTTTTCCTTTCTTAAATCATCTAATCGTTTATTTGCTTCCCAAAAGATTTCTGTGAAATAATAACACATTTCGTAGTTGTCGTTTTCGGTGTGGTGTTTTATTTGTTCTTCAATATTCGCTAGTGTGTTATTCAACAACTGCGATGGTAATATATCCGTCATCTGTGCGGTGATGATGATTTGTTGAAACAATACATCAACTCCTGCTTCTATTACCTTCTTCCTATCTTCAATAGGTAAGTTAAACAATTCACCTACTTCAATATCTTCTACATTATCAATCATAGTGCGTTTCGTTTTAGTTCGGGGTTCATATCACTTCTAAAAGAATATAACTCCTTTTCCAATTTTTCAATATGGGATTGGTATTTTTCTAATTGTGATTTTAATTCTTTGACTTCAACCTTCAAGTCATTTATTGCCATAGTATAAACAGATATTACTTCTTTAACATTTTCAATTTCTAATCTGTTTGCTTCTGCTTTGGTTTTTCTATTACCAACGATGTATCCTACTATCGTTGAAATAAAACCAATTACAGCGGTCGTTATTACATCATTCATAATCTATAAATATTAGTTGTCCTTGTTTTTTATTGGTAAATTATGTCGTTCGTGAAATTGTATCCAAATCGGTATGTTCCCTAATGTATCATAATTCAAGTTATTTAGAATTACTTTTAGTTCCCTATCCATATTTTCCCTTTGTGTTTGTTGTCCTTTTGATGCTCTACAATTCATACACATCAAACAATTCCCATAAGCGTCTATGTAATCTATACAACCCCTAAACTTTGTTTTGGGGAGCCATCTATCACAATACCTACATTCATATTCCCATTCCCCGTATTCATCAACACGCTTTCTTCTAATCAGTAAATCATCATCATTTAGTTCCATCTTCGTTTAATTAAAAAAGGGGGGTTGAATAGTTAGGACAAACGAATAAGAATAGTATATGGGAAACACTATTAGAAAGCAAACCCCCCCTGATAAATATAGTCATCATTATCAACAATATCCATATTATCATTTTCTAAATGAAAATATAAAATGTTTCTTTCTTCCTGATTTAATGATGTGTGAAATATTTTAAGAAAAAATATTTCATAATCATCAGTATTCCATTCAAGCATTTTTCGTTTTGTAGCTTCTACATCGTGTCGTTGAAACCATCGTTCCATTCTGTTTATCTGTTTCATAATAAAGGTTTTTCTTTAATAGGTAGTTCAATCTTCATTTCAGCTGGAACCCACACACAATTATACGAACTTCTTTTCACACCAAATCTGTTTTTTATTACAGACATCGTTGCTCGGTTCTGTTCTTCTTGTTCGGGACTTCTGGTTAAAGCCAAGATAAATGATGCTTTCTGTGCTTTGGATATTGACCCTGAAATATTTTCTATTGATAGTTCTTTGTTTATTCCACTTCTGTTTGCTTGAACCGCAGACCATAATGCGATGTTATACTTTTGACTGATGTGTTCCAATTCATTTACGATTGAAATATCATTCTGCCATATTTCTTTCTTGTTAGACCCAACCAAACAATCCACATAATCCAATACAATCACATCAGGAATAAACCCATCTTGAATTGTGTTATTGATTAGTGCTTCAATATCTTTGGTTGTTGTGTTGTTTGATTTCATTTGGACTAAACGAAGGTTGGAAATTGTCTTTCCCCTTCGTAAGTCGTCCGTTGAAGGATTACCAAGTTTGGTTCTGTGTGCTCTTAAATAAGTGTTTCTATGACCCTCAAATACTATGTGTAATGTCTTGTATCCATTCAACATAAAATTATTTGCCAGATAGGTTAGAAATACGGATTTACCCACACCTGTTCCTGCCAACAACAATCCCAATTCACCTTTTGCTATTCCGTATTCATCAATCAATTCCAATTTGGTTGGAATTGGTTGTCTTGTTTCTTCTTCAAGTTCTTCCCAAAGGAATATGGTTTCGTAGTTCGGGTTTTCTTGTTGAAGATTATTCACATCAACAATCACCTTTTCCAATTCTTCACTTGAAAGTTTTTCAATCTTGTTCGCAGTTTTGGAAACAATATTGTCCTTTAATCTTTTCTTTAGGTTGTCTTCCAAATAGTTCATTTCACCTTCAGTAAGTTCTATTGGGTCAATTACCAATAACAAATGGTCTATACAGATTTTAGTAATCTGTGGTGCTACACCTTCGTTGATAATCATATCACAAACGAAATCTATACTTGGGACTTCATTATACTTTCCGTAATATTCTATAATGTGTTGAAGAATATACTTGTTATACTTTTCAACAAATATTTCATCACGGGTAATGTATTCAATATTCTTGATTAGAATACTGGGTTTGTTGAAAATGGATTTCAACATCTTATTCTCAAAATCTTTTATCATATCGTCAAAGTTAAAACTTTTTTTTTAGATTTCCAAAGGTTTATTATTTACATTATACAATATGATATTATTTTTCTTTTCATAAGAAAAAAAAATAATATCATTTATATTGTTAAATGATAATAAATCCTTTAGGACTTTTGGTTAGAGCTCTATATCTCCCCACCTTCCGTTTTTATCCATAGGGTTCTTCAACCCGATATTGATTTTGGTAATCTGTGTTCGTGATACTTTGTATTTTTCTGCGATTTGTTGATGGGTGTAATCACCCGTTTCCAATAACATTTTAATTCTACGAACTTGTGTCGGTGATAATACTGGTCTTCCCATAATTTTACTTCTTTAAGTTTTGATAAAAGTTTATGGACTTTTCAAGGGATAATTCCCTTTGCCATTCTTGTTGTTTAACGATAAGATATTCTTTGTTGGTAAGTTTGTCGTGAAGGTGGCGTTCCGCAACGGGTCGCACTTCCTTCGTGTTATTGTTTCCCATATACAATAAATAGTTCCTGATGGAACAAAAGTCAAACTAATAAAAAATAAAATTAAATTATTTTTGACCCAACTTTCGTTCAGGTTCAGTAAAAGGTTGTCGTAGTGCTTGACGCATTTGTTCTGCGTGTTCTTTACAAATGGATTGTCTTACCCCAATCTGTCCTACATTTCTAACCATATCAGCAGTAGTGGAACAACGGGATACATAACCCGATATACTTTCACCCCTATTATACTTCGGTAGATACACTTTATTTGGTGTTTAAGACACTTTATTAGTAGCAGCACATATTGTTATAGCTGAACCTTCTACGAGCCCCTAAAACAAGACCACCATTTCTAAACTTATCACGGGGATTTGCTGGTTGTAATCCGTTGGAAAGCATATAAGTATAGTATGGGACATAATCGTTTTGGTTCCAGTATAACCAATCATTACATCTTTGACTATAATAAGTTGCTAAATCTTGAAACTCATTTTTCAAGGTTCGCCAAACAGATAAATCAACATTATTACTGAACTCCCCTTGTTGTGATTGAACGCCCCTGTTTGCGTATTTCGCTAATAGGTTGATTGTTAGATAGTTCATCGTCCAATATAACACTACATTCTGTAGGTAATTATCCAATAAGAACTTAAATCTTTCATTAGCGGGGTCATCAATATCACCTGTTAAAATCAATTCATTTATCTTATCAAACAATCTATCACCCAATATATCACGAGCGTTGATGAAGTGAGCCTGTTGTAAGGCAGGTAAGATGTTTCCACTTAAAAGGGAATATTCTACAGGTAAATTATCACGAACATAACTTTCGTCTATCCAATATATCATAATTCAGGTGTTCTAAACTTGTTTATCAATTTGATTGGTCTATCGTATTTTAACGCTAATATGTTTTCAATAGATGCGTTTGCTTTTCTAACCATAGGCTTAATTGTGGTTTCCATCATCAAGTTCCAAGCCACATTTATTTCTTCTGCGTTTTGACTGAATGCTGAATTATTCAAGGTTGAAATACCAAGAAGTAATGGTGATGCGACTTGTTGTCCTGTAAGGATTGCCTGAACGCACATTTGTAATATTTCGGTATAGAAACTATCATTACCCGTATTACTGATTGGTTCAATAACAGGTCTTTCATCGGCAGAATTACTGAATGCCAACATAAGTTTTTGTCCGTTCTTTCCTTGATAAGACCTAACCAATTCTTCGTATGTAGAAAGTCGTTCTTCAGGTGTAGGGTCTCCTATCAAACTTACAAACAAGTTCGGCATAAGTGATGCTGCCAAGTTTGTCTTGTGGAATTGGTAGATTTCTGCTTCCAATACACAACTATCAATAGAAGATTGATATGGTGTTAAAGGGTAGTGTCTATTCATCGTTGGGGTATAATCTTTCCAATATACCATTTCACGACCTTCACGGGTTTCCATATTTAATGATTGGAACTTTACAACTAATCTTTTTTGTTGTGTGTTCTGCCAATCTTCACATACATAAAAAACACCATTTTCCCTATTGTGTATTTCTACATCTTGTTTTCCAACACGAACATCTTGGAATGGAATATGGTAGATACTTTCAATTCTACTTCCATCACGGCTTTTAATTACTTCCAAACTATAACCACCGAATAACCAAATATCATAAAATACTTTGTAATATAATTCACTAATCGTTTCGTATTTATTCACCAACACATTTCCTAAATCTTCAATTTCTACACCATCGCCATAGGTCATATTTACTTTAGCATCAATAGCCACCGACATCGTTGGTGAATGTTCTTTTACTTGAAGGATAAATTGTGGGTAATCATTTCGTAATCCCCACATAACCCAAGGCTTGCTTCTTTCGGTTGCTTCCCTATTTTCACGGGTGTCTAATCTGTTGATTTGATAATCAACATTAAACGAATGGATTTTAGGTTCTATTGGTTTCTGTATGTTTTCCATATTCTATAAATATAAGTCAGTCCTTTATTGTTTGTAGTATATCTTGTTAGGTGTGAAGTTCGCAGTATTTCCTGTATAAAACTCGTTTTCAACAGGAACAAATATAAACGCCAAACTATTTAACAACTTTTCACCTGAAGGATTTAATGATGTTGAATTAGGTGGCATTTCATAAATCCCTAGCCAGTATTGGTTTTCATTTACAAGGTGTAAATTACAATCAGTTCCCGCACTATAGTTATAGTTTTCAGGTTGGTTCTTAAAGGTGTTAAATGTGAATACATCATAACGACCTGTATAGGCACTTGGGTAAGTGTTTGTGCTATTTTCAGGATAAAACGATACAATATTTCTACCTTGAGCGTTTTGTAATCTCCACAAGTATCTTGGATTGGCACCAAAGTTCCCCGTCTTGTATTGTGATACATTTACGAAGATGTTATTGACTGCGTTTTGTTCTATGTATATCATAATATTTTATCTAGGTGGGTAAAGATTAGGGCCTGGTTTAGATGTTGAAGCATATAAATCACTTACACCAAATGCTACACTTGTATTTGTTGAAGCGCTCCAAGTAATACCATCAGTAGAATATGCTATTACTGGACGGGGATTTGATACTCCAGGACCAGCATAAGTATTACCCACTACTATAAACTTACTACCATTCCAAGAAACCGAATGTGATGTTGGTGATGCTCCACTTGTTGCGAATATTGTATTACCATTTGTAGATGCCGACCAAGTTAAACCATCGTTGGAATAACCTAAAACATTTGTTCCACTTCCACCAGCAACAAATCTACTTCCATTCCAAGCAACACAATCAACACTACTACTGAATATACTACTACCATTTGTAGATGCCGACCAAGTTATACCATCGTTGGAAACTGCTATTCTATCCCCGCCTATACCGACAGCAACCCATAAT